TATCATACTCGTTAATGAAGGCGTGAGGTTTAGGATTTCTACCAGGAGTTCCCTTAGAGAAGGCTCTTTTTTCCGCAGTAGCTTTGTCGCCTTCTAAATTGCTTTTTCCATAAATATTCTGTTCATCTGCTATTGACATTATTTATTCTCCTTAAAATAATTTGAGACAATTGAATAGATCAAATCCAAGAAGTATGTCAGTCATTCCTGTTTCGTCTACTTTTCTTTTATTTAAAATTGATTCAAATCTTTCTTTTACGAGTGATAGCTTTTCTTCTATTTTTTCATCTTCAACATTGTCCATCTTGTTATCGATTTCTTTGACAATATTCTTAAGTTTCTTTTCTACCCATCTGTAAAATGGTTTTTCCTGTGTGGTTAGATATCTGTTCATGAAATCATTCTGTTCGGTCGTTAAACTAACATTATATTTTTCCTTGAACTTTTTGACAGCAATGAATGAAGTTAGTTGTTGCTCTTCCATTTCTTCCAATGGTTTTCTACTGCTAGTAATGGTTGCGCTACTTTCATTAATGCGCTTTACTTCCTCATTGTTAATAAGATGCTCCATAACTGTCTGTTCACATCTTAATCTTTCTTGAGGAGTTAATTTTACTCTATTGCAAGCTGAATCAGCTAATACTTTAAAACTTGCCAAAACCTTATATGTGTTGATTTTTGTATTTAAAATCTGCTTTGAAGAAAGCTTGGCAAAGCTATCCAATTCAGATATAAGAGATTTAACTTCTTTATGCAATCTATTTTCATCTATGCCCTTGTATTCTTCAATCATATATTGAAGATACTTAGAAGCATAGTAGTGATTATTAGTTTGTCCATAAATTATTGGAGAGTAGATTTCCTTATATATCTCATGCATATAAGTGCTACTATCCAAGAAGTATTTTCTTATGACTGAAAATACCTTAGCACCTTCGCTAATCTTATCTTTTGAAGAGTAATAAGTCACACACTTATTTAACGCTTCAAAGATAATACCAATATTACTCAATTTTCTATGTCGCATACAATCTCTCTTTTTATTAGCTAGCACTAATATGATATAAATATATCACTTTATATAAATATATCTATCGTCTGTTGTTGTTCCGATTTTTGAATGCAGCTTTGAATTCTTTATCTTCTGACAAACTTTTTGTAGGTCTATTATTCTGTAATGTCTCAAATATCTTATCAATCTTTCTATCATGTCGCATAACATCTGATATACTTTTGTTGAATGGATCTTTTCTGCTCTTACCCTTTCGAATCAAATCTCCGCTTTGATGATCAGTCCCCAAGGAATCTTCATTTGGAACACCTGGAAGGTCCTTAGTACCAAATGGATCTGGAACAGCTGAAGGTCCTGTATCTGTTTGATTTTCCTTAGGAGGATCTTTTCTTTCTGGTTCTTCTGTTTCAGCAGGAGGTTCTTCACCACTTTCAATCGATTGGAGTATATACTTTCTTCTTGCTTCGTCCAATAGAAGCTCATTACCTTTAACAATTTCATTATCAGTTAACCTCAATACTTCTTTCTGCGTGTATAAATCTGATACTAGGTGTGAATCAGCCATAGTATTGGCTATATCAAATCTCTTTTCGACAAGCTCTAACTGCATCATTTCCATAACAGTAGAAGGATTTGTCAGTTTAAGATCAAAATTATATATCTTTTCTTCATCAAATCCTCTTAAGAATAAGTGAATTAATCCAATTTTAGCTAATTCAGAAACAATAATCTTCTGAATTCTNTGAATTGTTCTAGCAAACTTAATATCTTCCTGTGCCAATGTAGCTTTACCAGCAAGATCTTCTTCAGCTGTAAGGTATGATTTTGGTACACCTAGTGAAATGAATAGCTTATTCTGAATGTATTCAATATCTTCTATATCGCCCTGGTTAGTTCCACCTGGTAGAGTCTCAATATCAGATCCTCTATCACCTCTAACTGGAAGGAAGAAATCCTCATCAATTGACATAGGATTGAATCTATAATCCAACTGTCCTGTTGATTCTGTTACCAAAGGTGTTCTTTTGAGCTTGTCTCTTGTCTGTATAATGTATTGTTCTACTTGGTTGGGTGGAATATTTGCAACATCAATCTTAAAAACTCTTCTTTCAGGAGCTCTTGTCATTCTGTAAATAAGCATTGCATCTTCAGCTAAAGATANCTGCTTCCATATTTTTCTTGCAGGATCTAAGATTGATCTTCCATAAGGCAGGAATCTGTCATCACCTAGAATTCTCATATGTGATATTTGGTATGGATCAAATGTGGTGTTACCTTGAGCAGTCCATCTGAATCTTAATGAGTTAGGGTCACCATCATAACCTTCTTCTCTTTCTATTTCTAATACTGGCAATGATATTAATCCTAGGACACCTTCTTTATCGACAACATCCAATAATCCAAAGTTGTCACCATTNTTGCACATGTTTCTTATCCAATTCCATAAATGGAATTCAATATCTAATCTTTCAAAGAATAGCTCTTCTAATTCTCCTGTAATTCTCTCATCATCAGATTCTATGTTGAGTACGATCCCTTCTTCAGAATAAGTACAAGCATCATCAGCATATATATCTAACGCCTTAGAAATTTCAGGAGTAGCATCCATTTCTTCATAATCTTTTACTCGTTCATGTCTTTCAACACCACCCGCTAAAGCTTGGTTGTATATAGATGTAGCAGCTCTACTAAAAGTATCGAAAGCTCGTTTCTGAGCTCTTTGGCCNGGGCGTTCTGTGGGAACTTTATACCCTGCTTTTCTACCTGTAACTAGNCTCTTAAGAACATCAAATTTATCCATTATCCTTATACCTTTCTATCCTTTTATGAGTATGTTTGCAATTATTGCTACAATAGGCCCTGCAACTGCTGCTGCCAATGCGCCCCACATTGCTGCTTTAACTTTTAGTGTTGCTATTTCTACTTTTGTTTTTGTGAGTTCTTCATCAACGTGTTTGGCGAATGATTCTGACCATTTGTTTAATCTTTCTAATTCATTTAATACTAATTTTTCGTATTCACCCCACCCATTACTTCTCTGATTCGAATTATTCATTAACTCCTCACCTTATTTTATCCCTCTCGCGGTTAGCAATCTCCTGAGTCATTTTTCTAATCTTCTTCATATTACCATTAGCTTTGACATCAGGACGGGGTTTAAATTCTGTTTTTGAAAGCTTTCTCGCGATTTCTTCTACGAATTTCATTAGTTTAGCTCCACTATAACAGCCAAAGAAGATTTTCTTCACTCTGTCGAGTCTTCATTGTATATTGCTCGGGTACTTTATTATAATCTTCTGGCTTTATAACACCAAGTTCATAAGGATTGTTAACAGAGGAGATGTTATTCAACATTGTTCTCTGCATTTCTCCGCCCAATTCATGAATCTTGAGATTTGTATTTCTGACAAACATCCCAATAGCTAGAGCCATAATTAAATCATCATTATAGCCTTGCATGTGATCGGGCTTGCCATTTTCAAAAATATATGTCTCAAATTCTTTAAGCAACCTCATCGAATGTAGCTCTATTTCATGATTCCTAATATCTTCTTCCATTCTAGCAATCATTGTTGGTCTAGTTCTCGATGAAGTTGTGAAACCAGGAACTAAACTCTTTTTATTCTTATCGTATGGATCATAAATGTCTGTAGTTCTAGTAACATCTACATACATTTTTGTTTTATCTGTCCAATACAAGTTGCTATAATTCAAATCAATAATCTTCTGTATTGTAGCCCATCCAATAGAGTTATTTTCGGGTACTAACAACGCATTATTATATTGAACAGCAATTTGCACTAACAAATGTCCAAATGCATCGGTAGGAACTTTACCTTTATATTCTGCAACCTGCTCATAGTTTTCAACATCTATGACCTGGCAAGTAGAATAATCTGATCCGTCTCCTCTTGATACATCTGCTGAAACTAAATACTGTCTTGTGTAATCAGGATATTTCCAAATCCAAAATCCTTTATCGAAACCTGTTTTTTCAATTGGCTCTCTAACATGAGGACATTCAGTTATATCATGCCCGTCGGCTGTTGTTGGATTTTCTTCATACCACTTTAAATCATTTACATCTATTACATTATTACCAGATTGTAGAAAGTCACAGTCATGCTCCTGTGCAAACGCTCTCTGTCCAATCTTAGTTCTCATATCATCAGCCCATTTTTGATTTCTATCTGGATGTAAACTCCAGTGCAATCTAATGGAATTGAAATTGACCATTTTACCAGCCATTTCAAATTTCTGTCCTACTTGGGCATCAGCGTATGTTCTATGGAACCAATTTCCCATACCATTTGGAGTTGATAATGCAATACAATCTCCCCCAGTTGATAGAGTTGGCTGAGCTGCAATCCATATATCATCCATATTTTTAATGAATGCAGCTTCATCAATGATTAGCAATGACAAAGCTTCCGATCTTGCTGAATCGGCGGTGGATGTAGCGGCTTTGACCTTTGAACCATTGCTTAATTCTATACTTCTTCTATTATCTATGTCTAACTTTGGTTGCATCCAATCAGGCATATTTTCTAAGAACACTTTAATTTTTGAAACCAAGTTAGTAGCTGTATCAGCTTTAGTAGCAATGATGTATATTTCTTTATTCTTGAAGAATGTCATCATCCAAGACACATACCCAGCACATAGAGTTGATAAGCCTAATTGTCTAGCTTTGAGTATGACATTATAAGAATGTGACAAAAAATCTGAAACGCATTCTTCCTGGAAATTCCATAGTGCAAAAGTCAAGAGACCTTTCGTTGGATGTCTTACTTTTCCGTACGTCTTCAAGTAATAAGTCGGATCTCTTCTGCACTTGATATATTCTTCTGTCTGTTCTGCTGTCATAGATTTTTTAATTTGTTATAACTATACAATTTATTATAAATATTACGCAAAACTAATAGAGTGCATTTAGCACTACATTATGTATATCTGGCTGGCATTCTCTCATGTGGAGCAGGAATAACTCTCATTGATAAGAATTGATCGATAATCCACCTCTTAATGTGTTTTTCTCTATGGCCTGCAGATCTTTCATAGGCATATAGATATGTGACAGTTTTCAAATAGCCATAATCATCTACGTGTTGTTCGGTTTTGATTTCGGCTGGTTTGACCTGTCTTCTAACAACATTCTTGTCTTTCTTTCTATACGTGATTTCAAGAAGCTCATCTTTTACAACGGCTTCAGTAGCCACTCTTCTTACTGTTGTTTTAGGTAGCATTAACTTATCTTTCCGAATAATTTTTTAATAAGATTCATTTCTTTCTTGTCAAAATCTAAAAATTTAGCTATAGCTTCTCTTAGTCTCATTACATTCCTCCATCCCTTATTTTGCCATTTATAATTTCTTCACAACTTACTAGTTCATATCTTGGCTCNANNACNTTAAAAATTTCGTCACGCTCCATCTTAGTTTTGATGATCATATCAAGATCAACATCCATAACTGTATTATCAGCTACTTTGAAAGGAGATGTTGATTTAGA